AAAAATCCCAACAACTAACAAACTCAATTCTAGGAACTCTAACCTCTAACGGATTATAAGTTCTGTTACCTTCTTCGTCTGTATCCCACTTATGTAATCTTTTGTTAAAGTTAAATGGTCCTTTTACAATCCCTGTACCTAGTAAAGCAGATTCTAAAAGAGCATTTCTTAATTCTGAGTTTCCGTTTGATTCTTCTATTTGGTCATGGATAAGTTTTTCCATGCGTCTTGCAGCTCTTTGTGCAGGATTTAATTCTAAAGCTTGTGGGTCAGGACTAGCTCCATCTGTAAGTATACCTGCATTTTGTGCTTTGTCTTCAAGACTATCTTCAAATACACCGTTGTAAAAAGATGCACCCGGTTTTAAAGTTCTACCATCACCTTCGTAACCAACATCATAAGGATTGTCTTCTATTCTATTTCCTATGTCATCAGGTATTTCAGCTTCTGAAGTTTCTAAACCCGGAGTTGGGTTTGAGATATCAAGGTGTGCAATATCTGTTTCACCTTCTGGCATTTTAGTTTCTGAAACACCTATAGGAAACTTACCTGTTCCAAAGATAACATCAACTAATTGACCAAAGGCAGCAAGTACTTTAGTCTTAGTAACTTTTACAAATACTCTAGACTTTTCTGATTCTCTAAACTTAACATTCTTAGCGTAAAGACCTCTGTAGTTTTCATAAGCCTTTAACCATCTACGTTCATCAGTTTGTCTAGCGTCTTCAGCTTGTGCAAATCTACCTTTTATAATACCAATAAGATTACGCTGTTGGTCTTCTTCTAAAGTTAATTGAACTCCAGACTCACCTTCTACTTCTTCGTAAATATTATTAGCACTTAAAAATGTATTTTCGTTGTCTGCCATATCTTAATAACCAAATGTTGAATCTACTGGTCTATACATTTCTCGTTTTAAACCTCGCATTCTTTCTAATGGGCTTTCCATTCTTGGTCTACTCATTATCATATAACGCAGTGCATCATATGCGTGGTCAGAAGCTTTTGTATCTACATCTTCTGGGTTAGTTTTAGATAACGGTATAGACTGTATTTCTCTTATTAAGTTAGGACATGTATTAAATATCTGTAACTTAGGTCTACCGTTTTCTCTAACCTTTAAATACTCGTGTACTTGTATTTTACCTTGTATTCTATTCTTATCTGCTCGTCTTAACTTGTGACCAGCTCTTACTAAACTTTCTCCTACAGTTGGACCAGTTGTTCCTGTTCTAGCCCAAGCTGCAGTATCAAGGACACCATTGACCGAAAAAGGGTCTTCTGTCTCCATATCAGTTATTATAGCACCTAATTCTTCTCCTGTCAAGCCTTTTCTGTATAATTCTCTATAAATTATTAAAGTATTATCGTTCATATCCATAATACCCCATAAACAACAGCTTTCTGCAGCGTATCCATAGTCAACTGATTTTACTCTTTCCCAGTGTACAGGAAGCTCAAAAGGTGTAATTATATGATGTTCAGGACTAAATTCTACAAATGCAGCTCCTTCAGCAACATCCCAGTTACCTTCTAAGAGTTGTCTACGTTGTATAGGCGGAAGTGATTTAAGCATCTGCTCATAAACACCATCTTCAGAAAGATAAGGATTATCAGCTAACTTAGCCGGAATAAACTTACGAGTAAGACCGTCTCCTCCAAGGAAACTTTTGTTGTGTTCTGAAGGTTCTATGTATCTTTTCTTTACCCAATGAGAACCAACACCACCGGGGTTAGCAGTACATCTAAGGTATGTTTGTATTTCTGGGTCAGTTGTACGTAGTCTTGAAGCAAGATAGTTCCAACTAAACTCTGTAGGTAAATGAGTAATCTCATCAAAGCCTATCCAACTATATGCTTGTCCTTGATATCTGTATACGTCTGCATCTCTTTCAAGGAAACCAAACTCTACTTTTGCACCGGATGGAAAGTTCCAAAGTTTTTCTACTTCTCTAAACTTAGCACCGGGAAAAGCTTGTGGATATAACTCACGAGATTTATCTATCATCTCTCTAAGCTCTGGCATAGACCTTCTTAGTATTAAAGCTCTGTGGTCTTTTTTGTGTGCGTATCTTAGTGGGTCAACTATCATAGCATAAGACTTACCACCACCAGCAGCTCCACCATATAACACATCTTTCTCACCAGCAGCAAGGAAATCTGTTTGTGGTCCTTCGTTAGCGTGAAAGAATACGTGGTGATTATCTAAATGTTCTTGTACAGCCTTGGGAAGTTTACCCAAGTCTTCATCTGTAACAACACCCTCTTTGGTGTTATCAAGCTTTTCAATAGTTTCTTTTTGTTTTTTGTAAGATGTTCTAGCGTTGTTGAGCTTTTGCTCTAGCTTATGAATGTTCTTTTGTTTGCGACTAATAGCCTTACGTGCAGCAGACTGTGCATCTTTTTTAGGACGACCACCTTTTTTACGCGGAGTCCCGTCTTTGTTCTTTACAAAATTGCCTTCGCTATCTTGAAAGTAAAGATGTGGGTTCAGTTCCCAATCTTTCGCTTCGTAATCCATACTTTTTATCTATGTGCTTTTTAAGTCCCGGAGCAGATATGCGTCTGTCCGTTTTATATTCTAACCAATCACATGCAGCTTGAAGAGATACTTCTTCATTTACTACCATGTTCTCAGCAATTTGTAATGCTTCTAGTTCTAATTCTACAGGTTTTAAAAACGTACTTGATTCGTTATCCATTTCATAACCAAACGGAATCGTAGAAGTGTTACGTTTTATATAACCTTCTTTCAATTTATCTTTTCTTTCCTTTGTGTAATCCATGCTTAGCATGTTGCTTACCTTTTTTAGTAGCTGCTCGTTTCTTAGCGTTAGCAGCTGCAAGTTTCTTACGACCTGCTGCAGTAGACTTAAGCTTTGCTATAGTTTTAGCAGGTGCATAGACTTCTCCAGTTTTAGAAGATTTCTTCCCACTGGCAGTTCTCCACTTTTGTTTAGTCCACTTATCTAGACTTTTTTGACTTTTTGCTTTTGGCATTCTTTTTTGGTTTTGTTGTTAAACAT